TTGATTATTGATGACCCGCACTCGGAGCAAGATGCGATGAATATGGCGTCGTTTGATCGTGTGTATGAATGGTATACCAGTGGACCGCGGCAAAGGCTTCAACCAGGTGGTAGAATTATTTTGGTTATGACACGATGGAATGTAGCTGACCTAACAGGCAAACTACAAAGAGCACAGAAAGAACCAAAAGCAGACCAGTGGGAAGTAATAGAGTTTCCAGCAATCTTGCCGTCAGGAAATCCAGTTTGGCCAGAGTATTGGAAGCTAGAAGAGTTAGAAAGCGTGAAAGCATCTGTCAGTATAACAAAATGGAATGCACAATATCAACAGAATCCTACGGCAGAAGAAGGTAGTATTATCAAAAGAGAGTGGTGGAAAGAGTGGCCAAAACAACAACTACCCCCGCTCGCGCACGTCATACAATCTTATGATACAGCCTTTTTAAAAAAAGAAACTGCTGACTATAGCGCCATAACTACGTGGGGCGTGTTCTATCCAAACGAAGAAGAAGAGGCCAATATTATTTTACTAGATGTTGTAAAAGATAGGTACGAGTTCCCCGAACTACGCAGAGTGGCTAAAGAACAATACGACTACTGGGAGCCAGAAACGGTGATCGTGGAGGCTAAAGCATCAGGACTACCGCTAACCTACGAATTACGCAAGATGGGCATACCAGTTATTAACTTTACACCAAGTCGTGGAAATGATAAACATACTAGAGTAAACGCTGTCGCGCCATTATTCGAGGCCGGCATGGTTTGGTATCCAGACCGTAAGTTTGCTGAAGAGGTTATAGAGGAGTGCGCTGCATTCCCACTTGGTGAACACGATGACCTAGTGGATAGCATGACTCAAGCCGTGATGAGATTTAGACAAGGTGGCTTTGTAGAACATCCTGAAGACTATGATGATACTCCGTTGCCATCGCAACAAAGGACGTACTATTAATGTTGGGACTAAAAAAATTTTTACAGTCAGTGTTAAGTGCACTACAGAGAGTGATCACTACACCCAATTCAAAAATTCCAGAGGCAACAAAAACAGACCTTATCAATCAATTGACAGATATGACCTCTCAAGTTTCAAGAGGCACTGCTAAAATTGACGAACAGAACAAAATTCTAAATAATATAGTAAGACAACTTGATGAAGCAGAGGCACCTAGACGTGGAGCGCAGATTAGAGATATTACAAAAGATAGTCCTCTTGATGAAATACTACAAGATCTAGCCGAGAGAGCAGGCACGTCACCTGACAAAGCTAGAACAGCTTTAGTTAATAGAGCTAATGAAGGATATGCACCTAATGATCCAAAGAGAATGAGGTTTGATGATGACAAAACATTAGAGGCTTATACAAAGTCTAAAATACAAATGGGTGAAGCAAATGAACTTTTAGAAGACGTGATTGATGCAGGGGCTAAAGATGAAATGATGAAAAAAATGTCAATGTCACCCGATGAGTTTAAAGATATGATAGGGCCAGGTAGACCTAAAAGCATATACGATGAAATAGCAGAAGATGAAATGTTACCGTTTGGTAGATCAGGTGAGGCTGACAAAATAACTCCTCCACCTGATGATGATCTTATGTCAGGAATAGCAAGAGCAGAAAAAGCACTAGCTCAACAAAAAGTAGACCAAAAAGCTATTGAAGAATTAATGGCTAATCCTGAAAACTTTGGTAAGAGTATTGATGAACTAATGCAAATGGTTCAAGACGCAAAAATTATTCCTTTTAAACCAAAGAAAGCAAAAGGCGGCAGAATACACGCGCAAGGTGGTGGACTGGGATTTCTTTTAAAAGCACTAGGTATGAAAGCACCAGATAAAATCGCTGATGTAAAGCAGATGAAAAATGTAGTTAGAAGTTCAGAAACTGATTTAACAAGACTACCAGATACACCAAAAAATAGACCAACCATAGATGAAGTAGAGCAAATGGTTATAGATGATCCTAGGTACAAAGGTAAAACTCAATCTGAAATGTTTATGAAAATAGACAAAGAAAAAATTAGAGCGGATGTCGCGTACAACATGAATGTGGAACCAAAAGATATTCCTGATGACGTGGTTGATATGTTATATCAAGAAGGATATCATTTAAAGTTTGCAAACGGCGGCGCGATTGGCGTGGGAAGTTTATTTAAGAGGAAAAGATAATGGCAATAGATAAAGGATTATTTCAAGCACCAAAAAAACCAACACGTTCAAAATTAAATGTGCCTGCACCTCAAGACGCAGAAGCACTAAGAGTGCCTTTGGCAGAAAAGCCACCAATAGAAGTAAAGCCAACAGAGGACGGTGGAGCAGAGATAGATTTTGACCCACAGGCCATGGCCATGGAAATGGGCGAGTCTCAGGGCAACTTAGCAGAAGTATTGGAGGAAGACGTTTTAGATCCACTTGGCTCTGAAATGTTAAATAGTTATGAAGACTACAAAGCGTCACGTGATGACTGGGAGCAGTCTTATATTAAAGGACTAGACCTACTCGGTTTTAAATACGAAGACAGGACAGAACCATTTCAAGGCGCATCTGGTGCAACACATCCAGTGCTTGCAGAAGCTGTAACACAGTTTCAATCACTAGCTTATAAAGAACTATTACCAGCAAATGGACCAGTGCGAACACGCATCATAGGTAAACACACAAAAGAAAAAGAAGACCAAGCAGAGCGTGTTAAAGAGTTTATGAACTATCAACTCATGTGTGAAATGCCAGAGTATGAACCAGAAGTAGATCAGATGTTATTTAATCTACCTCTTGCAGGTTCTACATTTAAAAAAGTTTATTATGATTCTGTTCTTGGACGTTGTGTATCTAAGTTTGTACCTGCTGAAGATTTAGTTGTTCCTTATAGTGCAACATCATTAGAAGAAGCAGAGTCAATTATGCATGTTATTAAAATGACAGCCAACGAACTTAGAAAACTACAAGTTGGTGGTTTTTATAGAGATATTGATTTAGGCACACCTGCTTATCATGAAGATGAAGTTAAAGAAGAAAAGCAGGACATAAGTGGTGTATCAACTACAAACAAAGATGAAATATTTACACTGATAGAGTGTCACGTAGATTTAGACTTGGATGGTTTTCAAGACATGGGTAAAGACGGAGAACCAACAGGTATTAAACTTCCATACATCGTAACTGTAGAAGAAAGCAGTGGCGAGGTTTTATCTATCAGAAAAAACTATGCAGACAACGATCCTTTCAAAAAAAGAACTGAATACTTTGTTCACTTTAAGTTCCTACCAGGACTAGGCTTCTATGGATTTGGTTTAATTCATATGATCGGTGGTTTATCAAGAACCGCTACAGCCGCGTTGAGACAACTTCTCGATGCCGGAACCTTGTCTAATTTACCAGCCGGATTCAAGATGCGAGGCATTAGAATTCGTGACGAAGCTCAACCGTTGCAGCCGGGCGAGTTTCGTGATGTAGATGCCCCTGGTGGAAATTTAAAAGATGCATTTCAAATGTTGCCTTACAAAGGTCCAGACGGAACACTATTATCTTTGATGGGCACCGTTGTAGCAGCAGGTCAACGATTCGCGTCTATTGCTGACATGCAAGTGGGTGACGGTAACCAATCGGCAGCCGTGGGCACCACAGTTGCATTATTGGAGCGAGGATCGCGGGTCATGTCTGCTATTCACAAAAGATTGTACGCTGCAATGAAAAAAGAATTCATGCTGATTTCAAATGTGTTCGCAGCTTATCTACCACCAAACTATCCATACGATGTTGTAGGTGGACAAAGACAAATTAAACAAACAGATTTTGATCAAAGAATAGATGTTATACCTGTTGCAGATCCTAATATCTTTTCACAGACACAAAGAATTACAATGGCACAAACACAATTACAAATGGCGTTGTCAATGCCTAAAATGCACAATCTGTATAACGCTTATCGAGACATGTACGAGGCTTTGGGTATAAAAAACATTGACGCAATATTGCCGCCACCTTCTCCACCACAACCAATGGACCCAAGTGTAGAACATATGATGTCTTTGTCGCAAAAATCTTTCAAAGCTTTTCCTGGACAAGACCACACAGCTCACATGAAAGCGCATATTTCGTTCATGGGCACACAACTTGCACGAACAAACCCAAATATTTTGGCTGCAATACAAAAAAACATACTAGAGCACATAAGTTTGATGGCTCAAGAGCAAGTTCAACTAGAATTTAAGGAAGAAATGGCTCAAGTTAAGGAAATGACAGCTCAAATGCAACAAATGGGTGCTATGAACCCACAAATGATGCAGCAAAACCCACAAATGATGCAAATGACACAACAAATTAAGTCACTTTCAGAGAAAATAGAGTCTAGAAAAGCTATTTTGGTGGCAGAAACAACTGCTGAGTACATGCAAGAGGAGAAAAAGGTGCTAAACCAGATAGATAATGACCCATTATTGCGTTTAAAAGCTGATGAAGTGCAAATTAGAGCACGAGAAGAGCAAAGAAGACGTGATGCAGACGAAGAAAAGAGTAATTTAGACCGCCTCAGACTGGTTCAAAACAGAGAATTAGCAGAGGAAAAGATGGATGAAAACGATAAACATCAGAAACTTAGGGCCGCTGTTTCACTTGCAAAAGCAGGTGTAAAAGACATGAAAACAACTGTGATAGAGGATAAATAATGCCAGGTATTGCTGATTTAAGAAGAAGGTTTCAAGGTGGTGGCATGGACGCAGGTGCTGGCAGCGCTGATAAAGGATTTGGAGCTGGAGTAAGTAAAGGCGTTCGAGACAGAATGAACAGAGATCGTGATAGCAACAGACCCAACATGCTTAACGTTGCAGGTCCCGTAGTCACTGCACCTGTTGTAGATCCACAGCTATTAAGTGCTCAATCCATGGCTGCAGCGGCGGCGGATGTAGACGCTGGTGGGGCAAATGTTTTTGGAGGCGATGGGTCAGGTAAGAGTTTTGGAGAAAAACTACAACAGGCAAACGCACAAGGTTTAGCAAAAGCAGCAGCAAAACAGGCCACAACAGGTAATGTCTTTACTCAAGGTGTAAGTAATATCTACAACAAATTTATTAATAATCCTTACACACAAACAACATCATCAACACTTTTTGATCCTGGTTTAGCCCTTGCTTTTGGCATGCCTCCTATGAATCTTGGAACTGCATTTCTTGGTTTTACTGGAATAAACCCTCAGTTTGATGATGACGATAAATTAACCAGCATGGGACTTTTTGGAAGTGAATACGGAGGTTTAAAAAATGCCCTT